AAATTGATGCATTATCTCTTACTGAAGATCAATTTATCTTTGCAAGAAGATTAGGAAGTACTGTACTTATTGGTTCTTCGTTTACTCTTGAGGGTGGTGAAAGACTTACTCTTGAAGGTGCATTAGCAGAAATAAATAGATATTTTGGACAATTAAGACTTATTGAACATCCAACGGATAAACAAAGAGTTATTGTTACTGGTTCAGATATTACGAAACTTAACCAAACTAAGCTAGTACAAGCGGTTAAGAATTTGTTATTAAAATTTGGTGGTGCAGAAATTGAATTTGATACAGGTTCAATTTTTGAAAGTGATGGAACTACTCCCTTAGGGATCGATTTTACTCCTGCCACTATTGCTGCTAATGAGTTTTTATGGTACTCAATTACTTTAATTGCAGGAACTGTGAATGTAGACAATACTATCAATGCACAATTAGTAGTATTAGCAGGTACAAGTTCAGCAGCTACTGCTGCTTTAGCTCCTAGAGCTGCTTTTGCAAGTGGAATAGTTTGTGCAAGTATTGTATTTCTTACATCAGTAAGTCCTGGGATTTGTATATGTGCATCCGCACTTAAAATCAAATCTGTATTTGGTAGATCCCAGAACCAAGTTCCACCATCTATTAATTCTAAATTATTATTCTGAACTACATCTGCTGCTAATTCATCTACTTGATCTTGAACTGCACCCAATCCAATATCTAATCTTTTTTCACCTTGAGTAAGATTTTCACCATCTACTAATACATTATTTACTTCACCCACACCTTGTGTAGAGACAGCAATGGCAAAAGTACCACCCATACTAACATTTGCAGCATCAGTTGTTGCACCGACTGCAGCATTTGTAACAGTTATAATTGCTGCTCCAGGAGCTGGTACACTAAAATCTGGTAAGGCATTTAAAGCTACTGCTGTAGCTGTTGCTACAACTGCATCACTATCACCTGTAGTAACTACAACAATTACTTTTGTTTTACCATCAGTATCTGCTCCAGTTCCTCCACCATCTTTATTATAAACAACTTCGTATTCAGTTTCGTCACTAGCAGAATTGATATTCCATCTATCTGCTGTAGTAATACTTGCAGCATCTGGGATTGTAACATCTGTAATTTCTGCTATTGCAGTAGCTATTGAATTTAAATAATCAGGATCATTATCTGTTTCTCCAGCAGACCCAATATAAGCAATAATATCATCACTTTGATTGTCATTTATATCTCTTTCTTCGCCTTGTTCTAATTCAGCAAGACCTCTAAGATAAATTCTTGGAGAAGATCCATTATCATCTCTTTTTGCAATCCAATAAGTATTTCCTGATGCAGGGACATCTATCCCATTGTCAAGATTTACTGTATAAGTACCTTGTGTCCTAGTAGAATTTTCTACAGAAGTGGCTCCAGAATAATTTGCATCTAAAGTAACACTTATTGCAGTAACAGGATTCCCTGTATTGAATGAAGCAATTTGTCTCCAAGCCGCTCCATTTGCAGCTTCTGCTTTAATCCAATCACCTACTACAAAAGATGAAAAAGCTCCAGCTGCTGCGGTTACTGTAGGCGAACCATTAGTAAAAGTAAAAGGTTGAGCTATTACAACATCTCTAACTATAGATATATAACCAACTTGTTTATCAGAAAGAGTTATAGTTGCTGCTTCAATTTTAAGTTCTAAATCTCCAATAACAGCTTTTATAAAGAAGTCAGAAGTCCAAGTAAGCTCACCTGCTACACTTTCAGAATGGGCAAATTTCCCATTTCCTGATATCATTGAAGCAGCTGCATCAAAAAATAGACTAGCAAGATTTAAAGGAGAATAAAGTGAACTACCATTTACAAACCAAAAAGCAGATCCTTTGATCGACTTGATTTCTGTCATGATTGCATCTGCCCAATCTTTAAATGTATTTAAGCCTTTATCTGCTCCTAGGAAAGCACCTGCATCTAATTTTCTATCTGCATCCGGTTCTGTTTGTCCTTGTGACCAAGGATAATTAAAACTAGGATTTGGAGTTGAACCACCTGTACCTAATCTGAAGAATCCATTTCTTGCATCTTCCAGAGCGGTAATTGCACTCCCAGTCATAGTTATTTTCATCAATGGAATTTTACTTCCACCACTAAAGCCAGTTTGATTAACAGTTATTACAGCTGTTAAGTCTTTTGCTGTATCTACAATTTGTGAAAATTCTGCACCATCCCCACCATTAGCTTGAGGGTCCCAAAACGCTCTAGTATCTGGCGCTGAAGTAGTGGTTGTTAAATCTAATTCAACAAAATTCACTGCACTTGAAGTAAGATCAACTTGAGCAGGCGCTAAGCTTTCTGCTCCGACATACATAAATGGTTGATCATCTGCATTGGAATGAAGCACTGCAGAGCCATCTAATTGTATAAAAAATGGGAGAAGCGGTAGGATTATCTACCAGAAGTGTAACGTCTTGAAATGGTCGAAAACCACCAATTACCTTAGTTTCACTAGTTAAAAAGAACTCAGTAAAAGCGTTCCAATCTTCCGCAGCAAAATTTTCAATGTTTTGGAGATCGGGTAAATCGAGTCTTTCATTCGATTGAATATTGACTTTTGTTAAAACTGCCATATTTCTCTATTATCCTATTTTAATATTATACTCTCTCATTATAATACAGGTTAGCGGTTCCCTAAAATAGCTCACTAGGATCAAAAGATGTTGTCCATAGGTAGCTGGGCGTATCAACGATAAATCTCACAGAAACACCTGCCGCTTTAATTTGTCTTATTAGATTTTGTACTGCTATCCTGGCTTCTTTTAACCCAGTAATAAAAGTAGCATAATCAGTACCATCCTTTGCAGGAGTTGTTGGTAATACAGGAGATGTTATTAAATTAATTATCTCTCCTGCTAAATGCGTATTTTCAAATACATAAGAAGGATCTAGCAATAAAGTATTATTATTAGGTCTTCCTCGATATATTACCGGAACTTCTTGATTGCTCCTACCAAAATCAAAAATTAACTTTCCTAAAGTATCAGGTATATCAGAAGCGTCTTCTACAGTAATTGTAGGATTTATTGTTCCTTTACTTATAACCTGGTCTAATCTACATCTAACAGATGTTGCAGTAAAAGAAGTATTTTCTGGATCATAAACATAAGCACTTACAAAAGTATCACTTATGATAGTAAACTTATCTAATCCTTCTGGCATTGTCGTAAAATTAACACCAGTAGCGCCATCAACATGATTCCTTGCTAATATTAAATTTGTATTATCAGTAATAGTTTTTACTGAGTGTACTTCATTTCCAATAATTATTATATCACCTTCGCTCAATTCTGTAGTAAATGCAGTACCTGCACCTGAGACTGCATCTGTTCCTGACCCAATAGTAACTGTACCTGTAAGCGAAGTGGCTGTATCAAAAATTTTAGATAGATCCGAAAGAGGATCAAGAGTAAGAACTACTCCTTCTGTCCCTAAAGTATGAGATACAATTTCAAATTCTTCGAAACCTGTAGCTAATTTTTCTCCTGCTAAAGTATTTGTATTAACGAAATCAAACATATTTGCTGTTACAGTTTTTGCAGAATTGTCCACAGATAAAATGTCTCCATACCAACTACCTCTTGGATGTGATGCTCCTGTTAATGCTCTTCTTAAAGAAGGTACAGTAGCGGGCATCCTAACCACAAGTTCTTTAGAATTAACTTCATAAATAACCGTTTGAAGATCTAGTTGTGTTACTAGATTTTTATCAGTGCTTAATCCTAGATCTCCATTTATATAAATATAGCCTTTATCACTCTCAGTGTATTGTCCTACATCAACAGCAACAGTTATTCTAGTTGTACCTACTACTGGAGTGTCTGTATCAATAGCAGATATAGTAGTCACAGTTTCTGGCAAACTTTTTGAACCTACTCTTACACTGTCTGTAACACTAAATTGAGATGCCAAATCATTGTCTATGAATATTTGCTGAACATTGTTGTTTTGATTTATAAAAGCAAATTGATTAGCGGTACCACCAGTAATTTGTAGGGAACCTGTAGAACCCGGAGTATCCGTTCTAATATCTATAAAAAACTTGTCATTAATAGGATCTTCTATTACAGAAGCTGTAATCGTACCTGCAGTAGTCTGAACATTGGTAGCATTATTTATTGCTTGAACAATTTCTGCAGCATCTACTATTTGAGTGTTTGCCATAAAAATTGGAGACAATTCCAAAGTTTGTTCTGTTCTCTCATCTACTATTACTTTTAAAGTATTAGCATTATAAAAAATACCAACCCCTGCAAAAAGAGCATTACCACTCCCTCCTGTATAATCTAAAGAAAGCCTTAATTGAGTATTAGAAGTTATACTAGCTACTTTCCCAAAAAATTCATTTCCATGAGCAGAAAATCTAATAAAAGTTCCAATTTGCAATTCAGACAAAAATAAACTACCTACACCACTAACAATAGGACTACCTGTTTGGAATGTTACAGTGCCCGTAAGTGCTTGAACTGCACCCATATTAAATGGTTGATTCGCAAATGATATTAAATTTGCTCTTGAAAATAGAGGACCATAAAAAACGTCTAAAACGTCATACATAGTTGCTCTAACTTGTTTAGGTTTGAAACTCATAGTAGGTATAAGTCGTCTAAATTTATCGTCCGATAAATTAACTTGTGCAGGACGTATAACGCCTACACCGGAACCTAAATTATCTAAAAAGACTTTCTCTGCTGTTTCAGTAAAAATTTGCTTACCTGCTTCTACAAATTCTACTTCAATATCAGCGTCACCTTTTGCTAAACCTTGAACTAAGGCAGTAACAAAAGTATTTACACCTAATTGATAATTAGGTGGAATCGTCTTTTGATACCTTTCTAATTTTTTATCTTCATCTATTTGTGCCATTTATTATCCAATGGAAATATCGGCCAGATTGACTCTGGCAATTTCATTATCAGCAATAGGTATATTAACAAGTGGATTAATGATACTAACATCTGTAATTCCATCAACAGACATTATTCTTTCAATAATTTCTGTCAAGATAACATCTTGTCCTACACCCAAACCATTAACATAATTTGATACTTTACCTTTTATATCATCCACAACAATACTAATATTTAAACCTTCTGTTAAAAATACATCAATCTCAAAAGCAAACTTTTGAACAGTAGGTGCTAAGACCTCAATTTGTACTCCTGCGGCTTTAATTCCTGGAAAAGCTTCATCTTGATCTAATCCATCAACTGTTCTTTGTACAGTTCTTAACAATCCTGTATAAAATTTATATCCATCAACACCTTGAGCAGGAGTTGTTGAAAAAGCTAACACACTTCTTCTAGCAACTGTTGCATTTTGAGCTACAGTAAAGGCTCCCATAGGATCTGCAGTAGTAATTTTAGTAGTACCTGTAACTGGATCATCTGGAGTAATAGCTGTGATTGTTGTATCTACTGGTGCAGAATCGTCATCATCCACTGTTATTTCCATACCAATTTGATATAAAGCACTTTCTACAAAAATATCATTACCACTTCCATTAAAATTTAATAAATCTAACATAGCATTAGCTGTACCACCTGTTACATTTACTAAACCATCACTTCCATTTTCTTTTGTTGATATTTGTATTTTTGTTCCATCTTCTACAGCTTCAATATCTGCAAATAGAGACAATGTTGATGTTGAAGTATTTTGTAAATATTCAATAGTATTAATTAAACTTACTGGTATAATAACAAAAGTATCACTAGCAGATATTGCATTACCTAAAGCACCACTCATAGTTATAATACCTGTTCCAGCATCATAATCAGAAATAGTTTCTGTAGAACCTGCATTAGCACCCGTCTTCCAAATAATTTGAAAACCGTTTAAAACATCATCTGTTATAAACTTATTTGTAAAGTTTTGAGAAATAGATGTAATGTCTGCTGTAAAGGAAGTATTAGGTACAGATTCTGCAATTACTGTTCCTCCTAAATCCATTCTTATATCAAATGTTCTTGAAACAATGTCATTATCTAAAACAACAACTAATCTATCTGCTTCTACAAAAACATAAGGTCCTGTACTACTTGCTGTTAAGAACGCTGTATGTGTTCTTATGTTTGATACTGTTGATTCAACTGTAAAACCTAAAGTTGTTGCAGTTCCAGTAACACCTTCTATTTCTATAGAACCTAAAACTAAATCAAAAGTATTTGTTCTTATAGAGACTCTATTATCTACAGTAACCTCTGCAAATAATCCTACTCCTGAAGAATTTATTTTTGCTACTACTTCTGCAGCAGAAGCCTCATTTATATTACTAAAGTCAGCAGTTAAAAAAGTTATTACTTGCGAAGCTCCACCATCTATTTCAACAGTAATAGTATCGCCATTTGTTAAAGAATATGGTTGAGGAACAGAACCAACAATAAATCCTCGTGTCAATCTAGAACCTGCAGTAATTGTTTCATTTGCCGCTAAAGGAGCATTTAATTCTAATTGTCCATTAAATCTATTTAATACAAAATCTCTATCAGCTCCAACAACTTCTGTGGTTGGAAAACCAATTATAGCATTTGCTGAACCACCAAAAACTCTAACTTTTGAGTTTACACTAGATTCTAGTTTTGATGTCAATGTAACCCTAGAATCACTAGAAGATAGCATCGCTAATCCTTTAATTTGATTATTAATAACATCTACAATCTCTTGAACAGTAACTGAAGCTGGAGCTGCAAAATCAACCTGAGCAACATTACTAAAATATATTCTTTCAATATCTTCAATCTGATATTTGTCTGTAGAAGCTACTGTTAAACCTCCAGTAAGAGTAATTGTACTAACACCATCATAAGAAGCAACATCTGCAGTTAATCCTATATTTGTTCCACTAAGGAATGTAACTTTTTTAGTATCAAAAACAGTTGTACTTGTAAATTTTTGTCCTAATTTTACATCCACTAATGTATTAAGTCCAGAACCAGCTTGTGCTTCACTTGTAAACATTGTTTCACCATCTATTTGGATATCCAAGACAGTTGGTGTAAGTGAAAAATCATAAGGTGCTGGATTAGTGTTCTCTACTAAAGCAGTTAATCCATCTTTACTCAAAACAGTTATTTTATTTCCATCAAGTTTATATAATTTTAAAGTTTCAATTTTATCTGTTGGAAAATTCAAGATAGAAACAGCATTTGCTGAACCACCAGTTACTTGAATGTCCTCATTTTCATTTACTTTGGCTCTAATTTCTACGCCTGTAGAATCATCTGTTGTTCTTGCTTCTATTAAAGTAGCTTTATTATTTATAGCTGTTACTACTTCTTGAGCAGTCGCACTTCCCGAAATTTGGAAGTCTGTATTTGTAAAAATAATTGTTTCAGAAGAATTTGATACTTTATAAGTAAGCGTCAATCCATTAGTAATAGCAAAAGGTTCTAAATTTATAGTTTCTATTAAAGCTTTAACTAATGGAAACAATTTTAATTGTAAAAATTGTTCTCCACCTGTAGCTATTCCAACAACAGTTTCTAATCCTTGTCCATCAAAATCTGGTTCAAATCCTGTTCCATCATCAATAAACAATTTTCCAATACTTGTTGGAGTAGTAGCATCAATTAAATTCGCAGAAACTACTCTCTTATTATCAACAGAATCAACAATTCCCACAACGCCATTAACAATAGAATCTTTTGTACCTCTAGATAACGATTGGATAGAAGTCTTAATTCTATCTCTTAATTTGGAATCAGACTCTGTGTCTGTTGCATTCGTAAAAGCTTTAATATTCTCAACTGTAATAGTTGGGAAAGGCTTAGCATCAAAATCTCTAATAGAACCTGCTGGAACATTTCCTGTAGTAGAAGCTGCCACAGCAGTTGCCAACACTCCTGTAACTTCTGACTCACCATCTAAGATAGTTGATTCAAAGTTTGTAGCAAATAATATTGCAGCTGCAAAATCTGTAGGTGGAACTTTAACAATAGTTCCAGCAGCAATAATTCTGTCTCCTC